TCATATGCAACTAAGCTATAAGCAGTCAATTGAAATAGCAGAAGAAGAAGCTATATCGTCTGTGCTTGCACAAAACAAATATGACCTTACTAGAAAAAGGTTAAATATGGATTTAACTGTTTTAGGTATTGCATGTGCTAAGACTGGATTTAATACAGCTGAAGGAATCACGGTTGATTATGTAGATCCAGCTTACGTGGTTTACTCTTATACTGAAGATCCTAACTTTGATGATGTATATTACATAGGTGAAGTAAAGTCTATAACAATACCTGAGCTTAAAAAAGAATTTCCAAACATCTCAGAAGAAGAGCTTGAGAGAATTCAGAAAATGCCAGGCAATAGTCAGTATGTAACTGGTTGGGGTAATTACGACGAAAACACAGTTCAAGTTTTATACTTTGACTATAAGACATACCATAATCAAGTATTTAAAATAAAAGAAACGCCGCAAGGATTAATGAAAGCTTTAGAAAAGCCTGATTCATTTAATCCGCCAGAAAATGATAATTTTGAAAGAGTATCACGATCTATTGAGGTATTATATAATGGAGCTAAAGTATTAGGCTCTAATGAAATGATAAAGTGGGAACTAGCAGAAAATATGTCTAGACCTAATGCTGATACAACAAAAGTTGAAATGAATTATGCTTTGTGCGCACCTAGGATGTATAAAGGGCGTATTGAATCTATTGTGAGTAAGTGCATTGGATTTGCTGACATGATTCAGCTAACACATTTAAAGCTGCAACAAGTTTTATCTCGTATGGTGCCAGACGGTGTATACTTAGATATGGACGGACTTGCAGAAGTTGATTTAGGCAATGGAACTAATTACAATCCGGCGGAAGCATTAAATATGTATTTCCAAACGGGGTCAATAGTTGGTAGATCACTTACTCAAGATGGTGATATGAATCCAGGCAAAGTGCCTATTCAAGAACTTAATAGCTCAAGTGGACAAGCTAAAATTGGAGCTCTTATACAAACGTATCAATACTATTTACAAATGATACGCGACGTAACCGGGCTTAATGAAGCTAGAGATGGTACAGCTATGGATAAGAACTCGCTTGTGGGACTTCAAAAGATGGCCGCTAACGCGTCTAATGTAGCAACTAGACATATTAATCAGTCTAGCCTTTACATCACTCTTAAACTAGCTGAAAACATTGCGCTTAAAATAGCTGATGCATTAGAATTTCCACTAACTAGAAGTGCTCTACAAAATTCTATATCTACATTTAACATTAAAACATTAGACGAAATAGTAAATTTAAATCTTCACGATTTTGGTATATTTTTAGAATTAGAGCCAGACGATGAAGAGCAGGCGCAACTAGACAACAACATACAAGTTGCCTTACAGCAAGGAGGCATTGATCTTGAAGACGCTATAGACGTAAGAGGTATTAAAAATCTTAAGCTAGCTAATCAAATGCTCAAGATAAAACGTAAAACTAAGGCTAAACAAGATCAAGCAAATCAACAAGCTAATATAGCAGCTCAAGGGCAATCACAAGCTGATACAGCAGAAAAAACTGCTATGGCTGAAGTACAAAAGCAAGAAGCTATAATGGGTGCTAATGTTCAATTTGAACAATCCAAAAATCAAATGGAGATTCAACGTATGGAAATAGCATCTCAATTAAAAGCTCAAGAAATGCAAGCTAAATTTCAGTATGATATGCAGCTTAAACAACTTGATGTTCAAAACACTCAACAAAAAGAAGGTGAAATTGAAGATCGTAAAGATAGTCGTAGTAAAATGGAAGCTACACAACAAAGCGAACTTATAAGCCAAAGAAAAAATGATGGCTTACCAATAAACTTTGAACAACAACCCGATCAGGGTGAACAGGCTTTCATGTAGAAAGCAACCAATTATTTAATTATATTTTATTATGTCAGAAGAAAAAACAAATGAACCTGTTAAGCAGGAAGGTGAGTTTAAATTAAAAAAGAAAACTCCTAAAAAATTAACAACACCTAGTAATGAACCGGTGAGAGTTAACATCAAAGAGCCTTTGATTGAGCTTCCGCCAGAAGTTATAAAAGTGGTAATACCAAACGAAGATGCCATTCAAATCGGAGAAACAAAGGAAGTATCTGTGGAAAAACCATCCGGAGATAGCACAAAGGTGGGAGAACCTGTACAAGAGTCCGACAAGGATGCTGAAGGGTTTTCTCCAATCAAAGAAGTAACTGAAACTGAAAAAGTTGAAGCTCAAGTAGAAAAAGCAATACAAGACGAAAGAATTCTTGGGAAAGCTCTACCTGAAAACATTGAAAAGCTAGTTTCTTTTATGGAAGACACAGGCGGAACAATAGAAGATTACACTAGACTAAACGCAGACTATTCTAAAATAGATGATGTTACTCTATTAAAAGAATACTATAAAAAAGAAAAGCCTTATTTAGAAGGTGAAGACATTGATATGTTATTAGAAGACTTTATCATTGATGAAGATATTGACGAAGATAGAGATGCACGCAAGAAAAAAATTGCGTTTAAAGAAGAAGTTGCAAAAGCCAAAAGCTATTTGGAAGAAACGAAGAGTAAGTATTATGACGAGATCAAGTTGAGACCGGGCACTACTCAAGACCAACAAAAAGCTACGGACTTTTTTAACCGATATAATAAGCAGCAAGAAGCAGCTAAGCAACAACACACACAATTCAAAGAAAGTACTAAAGAACTTTTTAGCGACAATTTCGAAGGTTTCGATATTAAAGTTGGCGATAAGAACTATAAGTACAATATTCAGAATCGTGATAAAGTTGCAGAAAGCCAATCAAATATTAACAACCTTGTCGGGAAGTTCCTAGACTCAGATGGTAGTGTTAAAGATGCGAAAGGTTATCATAAAGCTATGTATGCCGCTGACAATGTAGACAAGATTGCCGCTCATTTTTATGAGCAAGGAAAAGCAGATGCCGTAAAAGAAGTTGTAAACAATTCTAAAAACTTAAGTAACACTAAAGCTAGGGCTACTCAAGGAGAAGTGTTTTTAAACGGATTTAAAGTTAAAGCTATTTCAGGTGCCGATTCTACAAAACTAAAAATTAAAACAAAAAAATTTAACTAAAAAAACAAACAATTATGAGTTTAACTCCTCAATTTGGTAGTTTAATTCCTTCTTCACAGCAGGAGCTATTAAATAGCAACTACCTACAATTTAACGGCGGTACCGCAGCAAATGGTGATTCAACCACTTTTGCTCAACAATACCTGCCAGAAGTATATGAAGCTGAAGTAGAACGTTACGGAAATCGTACGTTATCTGGCTTTTTAAGAATGGTTGGCGCTGAAATGCCAATGTCAAGTGATCAAGTAATTTGGTCAGAACAAAATAGATTACACATTTCCTACACAAACGTAGTTTTAGCCGCGGGTGCTGGAATAAATGTTCTTACAATTACACCTGCAGCAGGGATTGTTAATGTTATTTCTATAAATGACACTATTGTTATTTTAGATCCAGCAAGTGGAGCTGAAGCAAAAGCTTTAGTAACTGCTTCAAATACAACTACCGGTGTTATTACTGTAACTCCTTTTGATAACGTGGCTCTTGGAGCAACTTTCTATGCTGGAGCAGGTGGAGCAACTTTAAAAATATTTGTATACGGTTCTTCTTATGCTAAAGGAACTAACTTAGGTGGCGTTGCTGCTGGAGTTGGTGCTCAAGCCCCTAATACAAGAGTTTCTGTTGAACCTCAATTTACTCAATATTCTAATTCACCAATTATCCTAAGAAGCCAATACGTTGTTAATGGTTCTGATATGGCTCAAATTGGATGGGTTGAAGTTGCGACTGAAGATGGGACTTCTGGATACTTATGGTATTTAAAAGCTGAATCTGAAACTAGATTACGTTTTGAAGATTACTTAGAGATGAGTATGATTGAAAGTGAATTTAGCCAAATTGGTGGTGCTGCTGGTGTAAGTACAACTCCAGGATCTGAAGGATTATTTGCTGCTATTCAATCTCGTGGAAATGTAGAAGTAGGATTTACTGCTGCTGCTGGACTTGATGAATTTGATGCTATCCTTAAAAATTTAGATACTCAAGGAGCAATTGAAGAAAACATGTTATTCTTACAGAGACAAACATCTCTTGATTTTGACGATATGTTAGCTTCTATTTCTGGTGGATTCGCTGGAGGTACTGCTTTTGGATTATTTGAAAATTCTGAAGAAATGGCTTTAAACCTTGGATTCTCAGGATTCAGAAGAGGTTCTTATGACTTTTACAAAACTGATTGGAAATACTTAAATGACGCTTCCACTCGTGGCGGTATTGTTGGAGTTAATTCTATTGAAGGTGTATTAGTACCAGCTGGAACTTCTACAGTTTACGATCAAATCTTAGGAACTAATATCCGTAGACCTTTCTTACACGTTCGTTATAGAGCTTCACAAGCTGATGACAGACGTATGAAGTCTTGGTTAACTGGTTCTGCTGGTGGTGCATTTACTTCAACTCTTGATGCTATGGAAGTAAACTTCCTATCTGAAAGATGTTTAGTAACTCAAGCTGCTAACAACTTTGTACTTTTCAAAGGAATCTAATGATTCAAAATTAATGTAATTTTTACCCTCGTTATATCAACGGGGGTAACTATTACTTTTATAACTATTTAATTTTATTATATTATGGCTAAACAAGCTAAAGCACAAAAAGTTGAGGTTGCGCCTCAAGAAGAAGCGGCAACAATGATAGCTGCTCCAGTAAAGCCCACAAAACCAGAGTGGGAAATTAAAGATAGGGTTTATTATTTAAAAGGTAACAAAAATCCTTTAACATTAACAATACCAGGCAGGCACACAAGAAAGCATGCTTTACTATTCTTTGATGAAAAAACTGGAAAACAAAGAGAAATAAGATAT